ACCCTGATTCGCCCCACAGCTCCCGCCACTTACCCCCGTCAGCCACGGTCACCGCTGCCTGCTTCTTGAGACGAACTGTTTCTCCGGAAACGATCATCCGTAGGCTGCGGCTGAAGTCAGCCGGCCCGGGACGCACGTTGAGCGCCGGTACTCCCGCCTTGAGCGTGACCGCGTCATACGGCAGCGGAGCTGGCGCCGGCAATCCATTCACATGCAGGTAGTCAAAGAGCGCCTGGTTACCGCCACGGAAAAGATCGATCTCGATTGGGCTTTTCATCCCCGGCACAATCACACAATCGCCGTTCACCTGCCAGAAGTCCGGTTCTTTTTTTGCAAATTTGTCCAATTGCATAATGCTTTTGGTCGGCAGCACTTGCCGCACCTGCGCCCAGTTCGAGGCTTTCACCACTTTCTTCAACGTGTAAAGAGCCGACCAATCTTTTTGAGCGGTTAGAAAGAGATCTTCGCCCTTGAAATATTGATTCAGCCATTCATTTCGGCTGTACATTGGCCCCGGAATGCCGGTATCCGCTTCATGCTCGTTGATCACGGCCATGTAGGCTTTGACCACTGAGCCGATCTGCTTGCCGGCCACTTTACGCACCTGGCTCCAGGCCAATTTGCCGCGGTTGAAAAGCATATATTCATCGTTCGAGATCCAATCCTGCTCGGCGTCGCCGGCGGTGAGTTTGGCCCCCAGCGCGTCGCAGTGGCTCAAGAATTCCAGTGCCTGCTGCTTGCCGTCCATCAGCGGACTGATCCACCCGAATGCCCCGTTCAGCAGTCCGGCGGCAGCACCCTGCGCGAAATGGTCAGCGATGGCCGCATCATCCTTCCAGATCCCCATCACCACACCCCCGCGCCGCAACTCCTGGTAATCCACTCCCACCGTCCAGTGGCTGCCGTCCACGATCAATGCGTGTTCTTGTTTCATATCCCAACTCATTTTTTACCCTTCTACCACGAAGGCACAAAGAGCACTAAGGGTTTCCTTCGTGAACTTTGTGTCTTTGTGGTGAACGCTTTATGCTTTCACGAAGAACGGCTCCGGATCCACAATATTGTCAGGATATCCCACCGTACTCATCCCCTGAACCTCACACGTCAAATGTAGATGCGGTCCACCGCTATGCCCAGTATCCCCGCTCAACGCGATCAATTCCCCTGCCTTCACCGACTTTCCCTTCCACACGAACGCCTGACTCAGATGGCAGTAGATGGTCGTCACGTGCCAGCCATCCAGGGTGGATTCTAGTCGGATGTGCAGGCCATAATTCCCCTGGTTCACCACCTCTATCACCGTCCCATCCGCGCAGGCATGCACCGGATCACCCGGTGGGCACAGAAAATCCACTCCCTCGTGCCCGGCGAAACCGTAACGCAGATAATTTTGTGGATTCTCCCCAAAATGCTGATTAATCTCGCGCTTGCAAGGTCTCAATAAAGTGAACATACCGATAAAATTCCTTTCACCCCTATCTATTTCTATGCTGGATTTAACGCGACGGCACACAAAGATAATTGAGTCGAGCTTGCCGTTGAGTAACTGACTGTGGTCGTGGTGGATGTATCAGTGTGCAAAATACCCGAACAATTTGCATATGCCACGGTTTGACCGGAAGTAGCTGTAGTTGTAAGGTTAGCTCCAATTGAGTCAACAATAAAACTATTTGCATAAGATGCCAATGATATCGAGAGTGATGTTCCTGTCGTCGAACTTGGGGTTGCGACCGCAAAAGAAGAAGTCGTATTCACCCCGGAAAATTGATAAACAATGACTCTCCATGTCCCGGAATAAGGCAAACTACAGGTAAAAGTCGATCCGGCCGCCGTCGCCAATCCCGCTATTAAAATACGCGTTCCAAATGTTGGTGAAATTGAGGTCAGAGAAGCCATGGCCGATGTACCAATATAGGGTGTATTGATACTTCCGGCAGTATTTGTTACCCCATCCAATTCAATGCAGGCCATCAGGTAACTGTTCGTTACCGCTTTTGGCACGATTGCGCACGATACCGCTGTTCCTGTTCCGGTAGCCGTCCAATATCCTTCGAGTGCGACCCCTTTCGTTTTAATAATCCCATCGTGAACAAAAGAATAATCACGATTGGAGGCCACGAGCCCCGACCGTGATACCGCCACGATCCGTTTGATAGGTTCCAGAAGTTTCTCAAAAAGCCGGTATAGATTCCACTCTGGGTTGATCCAGTAAATTGAATTTGTGTTTATCATGGGGCTATCCTTTATGGAGTTACCTCTAAATACGACGCCAATGCGCTGCCCGTTTTGCTGGCTGCCCCGTGTTTGACCTGCAGCTTCCAACCAGCGGCCAGAACTACGTTTTCATCGTTGATCCAGACTTCACCGGGTCCTAAGGTGCGGGATTCTGACCATTTCACATTGCTCGATCCATCGATGATCTGCAGGCTGATCGTTTGGCTGGCTGTGTCAGAATTTTGCAGGGCATAAGCCAATAACGAATAAGCGTGTCCGGATGGGACGGTGAGCACATCAGTCCAGGAGACCCCCGAGAAGTTCACCAACCCCATTTCACCTTCCCATGCCACACAGCTTGCTGTGATCCTGGCCGCGCAAGTAGCTGCTACTTTGGCCTGGATCGATGTTGTAGAATCCAGCAAAAAAGGAAAATTCACAATAAATCGTTCGCCGGGTATCAATGAGGGGTTCATCACCAGGTAATCTGTACCTGAGCACACGATTTTGAGATAAAAGTCGGTGGTTACCGCTGTATCGATATTTTTGATCGCAATCTGGTTCACCCGCAAAATTCCGCTTGCAGGTGCGGCCACCAGGTTGGCATAACTCGTCGTCGGAGTTAAGAATGTACTGGCATTGCCGATCTCACCAATCCCTTTTAGGTGGGAGCTTTTGTACACCTGGTTGGGTGTCATGGGTATTGGGGTCATAGCAAATCCTTTCTTTTGTTGTCACCTGCCCCCTTGGTTTTAATAGGGGGTTGCGAATAATCAGCAAGCAATCTAGTTTTCAAAGCATCACCTCACCGGTATGCTGGATGGTTAGATCATCCTGATCCACCGAGTTGTCATATCCCACCAAAAAACGGCACAGCATCGATCCGCTGTTCGCCGTCAGGCTGGCAGCCATCCCACCGAACAGACCACCTTCACGGATGTAGAAGCTGCACTCGCTGGCCAGCAGGAAAACACTCGAATAAACATAAATATCCCCCTGAGTGCATTCCGTCAGCGCCTTGCGCAAGGTTTCTGTCACCAACTGGGTATCTGATACCACAGGTGCGGTCGTTCCCGTGCCGAAGGCGATATAGGTCAACCCCGCTGATTCCTGCCCGCTGATCCTTCTGGCGATAAACTGCCTCCCGGAGGTTGTGGTCAGATTGTGCATCTTCACCTGATGTTTCATTCTGCCGGCGTGTGTCGCGATCTGGATCGCCTCCCTCAACGGCATACCAAAACCCATCAGCCGGCCGATTACCCCCGGTTTGAATGCGCTCACTGTCACCATTCCCTCGACCCTGCACAACTGATCTTCCATACCAATAAAATGATTCATTTTATTCAGCTCCATACGTCGAATAATCTGCCAGTCCCACATCATACAAATAGGGTCCCTTCGTACCGCTCACCGTCACGCCCAGGTCTTCAAATCCGAACTCATCCGTGAAGTCCAGCGCCCGGTTGAGGATCTCGTCCGCGGAAATATCACTGTCGCTGATCGCCTGAGCGCTCTTCAGCGTCATCAGCAGGCTCACCAGGGTATCCGTGCCGTCCCCAACTTCCACATGGCTCGAAATATGTCCGCCCACCCCGATGGTGGTGGTCACCCGGTTGATCAAATAGTTTCCGCTCACTCCGCGCACCGGCAGGTCGACCGCCAGCGTTTGCCCGGCCCGCAGTCCCGGTTTACGCACATCGAACGAGATGGATTCGGTCTCAAAGGCATTCTGCAGCAATTCAGTGGCGCAGCGGATCCGCGCCACGATTGGGTCGGTAATGCTGGTATCCGTGATCACGGTCTTCATCCACTTTCCGTAATGCTGAAAGCTGGCAAAGTTCCTAGCCACCACATGCACCGGGGTCTCTATCCTTCCATCGATGCTGATGGCATCGGCCTGCGTTGGCCAGTACGTTTCCTGGCTCAGTCTGGCTTCGCTCTCGTAGTACAGCACCTCATTTCGTGCCCCCAGCGTGTCAGAGTTGCCGGTCTTGACCGTCAAGGTCGTCCACACCGCCATATTCACCCTTGTCGATGTGGAGTTGTTCGCCGTCCCTGTCCAGGCGTACCCCGTGCCCAGGGAGCCGTCGCAGTAGGCGCTCGGCCAGGCCAGTTTTTCAGCCTGCACTCCGTCAAAATAGGCCACCGTCGTCGAATCCACCGCATTGTTGTGCAACTCCACTCGCAGGGTCAATGCCGCTGCCGTATTGTTGATATAGGTAGCCGTCAATTGCTCCCAGGCGCTGGTATTGCGGTTTACCTGCTCGATCAACGCGACGAGGCCAACCGTGTCATAGATGGCGATGCTGGCCATGCCGGCAGTGGCGCAGTAGGTCATAGCCTGCACGCTCAGTGGCTCCCCCGGCGCCAGGTTGATCGTTGTGGCTGCCTGGGCCTTGCTCTGGGCCGTACCTGCCGTGATCTTTAGGGATTTAGTACCCTTGTTGTATTTGGTCGTGTCCTGAGCCCACACAGCGCCCGTGCCGGCCTGTGTCTGAGTCCATCCGTCCGTGATATTGGTCTCAAACGATGGATTCACCACCAGGTTGGTGGTCGCCCCGCCGTCGTTGCGCCGTACCACGATCTTGCTGGCCGTCGACCAGGCGCTCAGTTTCTTATCCAGGTACAGATCAACCCCGTTGCCCACTTTCGTGAACAGATAGGTCAGGTCCGCCCCCAGCGAACTTCCGCCGATCAATTCGATCTCGTTCACCACATCCGTCGCATCCACATTCACCGAGACGTTCTCGGCGTGCGCATTGGCTGCATCTGTCAGATCGGTGTTGACCGCAAACGGCGCTATATCCTGCACGGCGCCAAAATAATGCAATTTCTTGTCATAATCCACATACCACCTGGCGCCGCTTTGGGTCGCCAGCCAGGCGATGATGTCGTATACTGCGATCAAATTGAATGTCTTCGAGGGGATGGTGCGCACGGCGGTCACGCAGCTCGAGGCGTCATAATCCGCCAGTTCCGGGCTGGCTGCGAATACCGCCGCGATGATCTGTTTATCCGTCTGAGCCGTAAAACTCCCCTGGTAATAGACTTTCTTCAGGTAAGCGCCGTAATCCGAAGCCCCCACCAGATATTTATTTTTGGTCAAGTTCGTCGCTGCCGATTTCACCGGAGTCATCGTGAACCCGCCGAATAGCTTATTGTCGCCATCCTTCACCCGGATATCCTGCCAGCCGCTCACTGCCGTGCCGTTCTTATCGCTGATCTGGATGTCCAGCGTGTCCAGCTCCTCGTTGATAGCCGAAGTGACCGTGATCACGTGCTCGTTCAAGTCCACGTTCCCGGTCACGTCCACGCTGTCCAGCAGCACCTGCAAAGCAACGGTGTCAGTCATTATTTACCCATCCTCTGTAGCCTGATTTTCTGCATCACCTTGTTCGCCACAGCGTCCGGATCCCCAGCGCCGTTGACGATGATAGTAACGTTTCCTCCCAAACTTCCAGTGGGATAAACTTGTCCTGGTTGATTAAATACAACCGGCTCAGGACCTTTTTCGCCCACCATCATCACTTCTCCGGCACCAAATAAACCGCCGAGTGCCTTATTTGAGGGAGGTGTTGAAGTGTAACTAAATCCGCCTCCTGTTGCTTTTGAATCTGCAACTTGATATTTTCCACCGGAAACGACACCCGTATATGTTCCGCCATTGGCTGCTTTTTCTCCAGCAGAAGATGAACCTGTTGCGGTATAGGTGTATCTTGGCGTATCACTGTCAACCTCTTGCCCGGTATAAGGCACTCCAGAATAATTTGAGACAACGTTTAATTGGATCGTTTTTTCAGCGGGTAAATTGAAAATATTTACTAAACCATCATAATAATTCTCCGCTTCTTGTGTCGCCTGTCTCATTGAATCCGCATTGTTGATTAA